GCACCTAAAAATTTTAAAAAGAAATTTAACGATGATTTTGTACCTTTTGATTTATAAATGTGTGCTAAATTAATTAATAGTCTCCTATAAAATTCATATTCCGCCTCAATAAATGTTTTACCTTCTGGTACACCACTATATTGATTAGTACTTCTTGTATATAATGTTTGATCTATTGTGTTTTCATCAAATAAATTAATGGTTTCTAAACCTAAATTATTTGCTAAATTTTTTAATAAAATATCAGGTAAGTTATTAATACCATCATAACTTACATTTCTCATAAATGCAATGTTATCAATATATTTTTTTACACTATCAAAACTTTGTCCATATAATTGAAATACTGATGTTATTTTTTGGTCTGGTGTATCGTATTCAAATAGTTGTGGTGCAGATAAAAATCTAACCATTAAATTAGATTTATAATCATCAATCAAATCAGCGGTATCACTTAGATTTTGAACATATTGATCAAATTTTAATCCAACAATTTGTAAATTCCAATTATCATCTGATATTGGCCAATTATATTCAACTCTTACTAATGCGGTATTTGAACTATCAAAGGTATCTTTTGGAATATAAAATCCCGCATTATATTTTGGACTAGTGTCTTTTGTTAATAACGTACCTTCAACATCATCTAAATTATTAAAAAATTCTTCAGTGATCCCATTATTTGGCCTAAATAATAAATTTTGATTATATGTAGTTCCGGTTCCAAATGGATTACCATTAACAGTAAAAGTAATTATATTATTAACTGGTTGTACATAATTAATGATATCATATGTTGTGCCATTAATGTCTAATACATATTTTTTATATGACGAATAAAAATTCCTTATTGGATTGTCAGTTTCAATTATAGTATTTGAATTTGGTTTTAATAAAACAATTTCAAATGGATTAAATAATTTAGAATTTTCAATTTGAAATTGTGTTGTTTTAGAATATGTGTTATAACTGATATTAAATGCAGAATTTAACGAACCTCCAATCGGTGCATTGACATTAACCACAAAACCAGCAGGAAATTTATTGATAATTCTTGTTATTGAAACTAATAATCTACTTTTTAAAGAACCGAATAAAGATTTACCAGCATCATCTTTAGCACCTTTAAAAACAATAAGATTTTGTTTTTCTTGATCGGAAATTGTTGTTGGTGCATCTAATTCTTGTTTTAAATTATCTAATGTTAAAAAATCTGAAAATGGACTTGTTTTAAATTTTTTAGAATCTTTTTCAGGAATGACATTATCAATAGCAAAACTAGTCATAGTCATTTGACTTGACCCGTCTGTAATTTGTACACCCACAAGATTATCTGCGAAAGTATCCGCCCCACTTGCTGCTTGACTTGGAACTTTATATCTTACTGTTGCCATTATATATTTGTAATAGTATCAAAGTTTAGTGTTTCATCAATATCTGTTCTTTCTTCTCTAACCTCAAATAACGTATCATTAAATGTATCTTTAATTTCATAAAGGTTATATTGTTTGTAGATATTATTGTCCTTATCATATATTGTGTATATACCCGGAGTAACCGCTTTAGTTTGATTACCATAAAGAGCATAAGCCAATGTATTTGTATCGTATTCAACCATTTCAACCTCCAAAGTTGTTGGGTTAACATATGTATTTGTTAATATAATTTTTTGAGATGGTTGTCCAATAAATGGTACTGTATTTGGTTTATTAGATGGGGCAGATGATGGTGTTATTGTTAAAAACATTAAGTTTGTTGCATTTTCACTATATTGATATCTAATCGCCTTTTGTGTTGTATTAGTTAAATTTGATGTAATTGGTGTACAATAAAAAGAAGATGTTACAATCTTATAAAAATTGGGTGTTTTCTGATTTGTATTTGTATCAATATATTCCACTCTATACCCAACTAATCCTTGTGGTGTGAATTTATTCATATCGGCAGTGGGTACAGTACTTAAATCAATAACCAAACCCCTAACAGAAGGTAATGATGCCAATATACCACAATCTGTAATTGTTGTTCTTATTTGTTTTGGTCTAATATGTATTGTATATATACCTAATTCATTAAAATCAGAAGAATTTAATTTTAAATTATATAAACCACCTAATATTTCAACATTTGGTGCATTTACGTCATCCGTGGTATCTGAATTATGATACACAGGAGTTAAAATGTCTGTTGACGTTAATTTTTTTAACGTAACCGCAGAAGTTGTTAATCTATCCGCAGTATAATGATAAAAAATATCCACATCTGCCGGTGAAACATCACTTGGTCTTATAATCCCGTAGCTACCTATCGCCATCCTATTTATTTTTTAATTAATTTATTTGTCTCTTTTATAAATATAAAATTTATTGTTTTTGAATATTAAAAAATCCATCCCCGTATATTTCTAACTCTCCTGTATTTTCTATTTCACCCAATCTTAAATTATTTTCCATTATACTTAATTTACCTCTTTCCACGAATATGTCAGAATAAACAATTGGATCATCAATAAACCCTATAAAATGTTCATTTCTTGTTAACATTTGATTAAACACTTCTTCTTTTTGAAAATTATTTGTATTTCCAGTAATTGATGTAATCCCATCCGCATAATCAGTATAAAATAAATTATCAATTGTATATGAACTATAAACAACACCATCCGTAGTTATTCCACCTGTTACTCCTGAATATGTATCAGATCCATATAATTTCAATTCACTAATCCTACTTCTACCTAATGCTGCAAATGAAAATGTAGTATATCCTGTGTTATTTGTATAGTCTAAATCATTAATATAATCTTGTGTTTGACCTGTTATATCTGTATATGGAATTGTAAAACCACTAAATGTACCTAATGGATTTACAATAGTTAAATTTAGTGGTACATTTATATTTTTACTTAATGTTTGTGAATTCCAAGGAGAATTTAATAAAATAGATAAAGTATATCCAGAAGGTATACTATATGTATGGGTTAATGTTGGAAGATTTTCACCAATATTTTGACTAACAGTAATACCAGATATATTACCATCTCCCCAATCAATTGTAAATTCTTGAGTTACAATCGTTCTTAATTGTGTTGAATCAACAGTATTATAAACTTGAATAGTATTACCAGTTTGTGTGTATGAAAAATTACATAATTGTTCTACCTGCGTTAAATTCCCATCAAACCCAACCATGACACCCATTTCATCCACAGTTGATTCTAAAAATATGGGTATTTGATACGATGTTGACCCTGTAACATATAATAATTGATAACTATTTTCCATTATTGTCTTTTTTCATAAAATATTATTGGATCTCCAGATTCACCTATTCTAGAACCAACATTAACTCCATCAAATCTAAAAACTTGATAAGAATAATCTGTTCTATCTATCACAACTTTATAATACATATCACTACTTTCATTAACTTCTTGTACTGAAGTTAATCCAGTAGTTGTAAAATCTGCAATTGTACCATCTTTTGCATTAAAGAATTTACCAGTCATCCAAAATGTGTCTCCAGTTAATGTTGTTGGTACAATTGCACTATCATCTTGAAACCAAAATAAATACATATTTTCTTTATTTCTATAATTATTACCCGTAAATACAGGTAAATATATATACTCATTTAACGGACCATAAAAATATTTTTCACCATTTGGTAATAATAAATTTCTTGTCATCACTAATCTTCTATTACTTCTATCAGGTGTAGCACCGCTAGGTGTTTTATAAAATTCTAACCTAAAAAAACTTTTAGTTGAATCTTTTAACATTAAAGCGTTTTCTTGTGTTGTTATACCAATAAGACTGTAATCTAAACCATTTGTATATGTTGAACCACTATCTAAAAAATAAAAATAAAACCAAATATCTGTTTGATTTATATTGTTTGTTGATGTGTATGGTTTATGGATATATCTAAATGTTTCAAAATTACTTATTGGGTTAATTACACTATTTAATACCTCAATTTCAAAATCAACTAAATTCTCCTCCCAACCTGCGTCAGTTTTAAAATTTTGTTCTGTGTTTAATATTACACTTATGTCATTTTTTGATTTTAAAAGTTCCATTAGCAGATTATATTATTATT